GATGTATTCTTAAAGTCTTTACCCTCAACAGATCTTCCAACAAACCCTACACACAGTCCATCATTATTTTGTACTGGGATAGAGACCATATCTTGGTTTTCAGAATAACCAAGTTTAAACTTTACCACAGACTCTTTAGTAATCTTTCTTTTAACAAAATACTCTTTTGCTCTTTCTGAGTTAAGCGCCTGCTCATGAAGCCTGTTGACAACAGACATATCAAACTCTGTCCACTCTTCTTTTTCAATTAACTTATTATTAACTTCAGACAGTATGTTTGTCTCAACTTCTTTACTCTTGATAAATCTAACAGACTCAAAATATGTTCTATTGGAAAAATGCATTACTAGTTCTATTAGGTCTGCTGTTTTACCGCATGAAAAACAAAAGAACAATCCAGTATATTTATTTATTTCTCCAGCAGGAGTTCTATGATTTGAATGGAATGGGCAAAATACTATGTACTCAGACTCTGCTTCTTTTTCTACAGTTACGCCAGATCCTGCGAGTACTCTTTTGATTTGATTTGCTGTGTATATACTGGCTTGGTTCCGTCTATCCCTAGTATCCATTCTGATTTTTTTCTCCCTATATATATTCCGTATACGCTTAATGTAAATTCAAAGTAATTTTTGTTTTGGTTATATGATAATGTAAATTGTGGATCGATGTCAATTCTTGGAGAATAGCCAGATAGTCGCATCTCTGATACCAGTAGCCTGATATACTCCTGCTGTAATCTGTATATGGCAGCGTCATCATTAATGACCCCGTCCAAAGCAAACCTTTTTATGGGCTTGTGCTGAAATGTCTCCATGGAGCATATTATACTGACTTATCTTCATAATCCTTATACCTGTAGTATCCCTTGTCAAAATCAGCCTGAACTAGGAACTCTCCCATAAAACCATTACGGTTCTTTCTAAATACACACTCAATAATGTCGCTATTAGCACCTCGACCTAATGCTAGAACCCAGTCAGCATCGTAGGCAATCTGTCTTGACCATGCTGTTTGACCAAGGGTTGGGACTGTCTCAAGTTTAGTAACATCGTCAGGCGTAGCAGAAGAGATAGCAATAATTGGAACCTCCTCTGAAATAGCCATTAGTTTTAATTCACGAGAAAGGTTTTTCATTCTAACTGTTTCATTGTCAGACTTTTGGTTTGGTGACATCAATTGTAAATAGTCAACAATTACAAAGTCTGGCTTGTACTGATCAATCTTTCCACGAAGCACCATTGGATTAATATCTCCACCAGTGTCGTTTGATATGATGTGGAACTCTGGTCTACCCTGAACTGTTTTTGTGTGCCAAGACTTAAGCATATCCATTTCAATATTGCCAGAACTTAACTTTCTGTGTGACCAAAGGCCTTCTCCCATAATTGCAAACACACGGTTACGAACTTCGACCTCAGACATTTCAAGGCTTATGATCATAGGGCTACGACCCTGTTTCCAAGCCTGTACAGCGAAATAGAGAGACAACCAAGACTTTCCGATACCTGGGTATGCAAGGAAGACTCCTAATTGCCCTGGCATAATTCCTGAAGGTAAGTAATTATCAAAACCTGGCAACCCTGTTTTAATACCAAGCGCTCCAGACTCCTGCTGCTTCTTTAAGTTTTCAAAATATGCAACTGCAGAATCTAAATCTGTAACATCGATATCACGAATTGCTGCTGTATTTTTTCTAAGTTCTGCTGTTTTAGTAATAAGAGACTCAAGGGCATCTAATCCCAAACCTCCCTGTACATCAGTAGCAGCAGATCTAATAATATCTTTTAAACTATTTGTTAAATACTCTGACTGTAATTCTTCAAGATGATGCTTTGTGGAACCAACGCCACTAACTGGATCAAAGTCCCTAAACTTTTCAACAACCAAATCTGTAGGGGGCACTGTGCCATTTGACTCATAATATTTTCTAATAAACTGCCACACATCTACATGTGTAGTAAGGATGTTCTCTACATTTGCCTGTAACAAAACATGCGCTTGCTTATCTTGAAGAACGGCTGAGATTAGTTTAGACTCTGTATTATTCACTCAACCACTCCTTTGCTAATTGTTTACGTTGTTCACGATCATGTAAATCTTTTTCTTCTATCATCTTTGCTTTTAGTATATCATCTGCAATATAAGAAAAATGATTCCAAGTAGGATTTTCTGTAACTTCAAAATAGTACTCTAGCAAAGCATAGCAAGTTTCTAGTGTATAGGACTCAACAAGAATTTCTGCTGACTTCTGCTCTTTCCACTTATTATGTGTTGGAGCATGACCCATCTTAAACTTATAATGCTTGTCAAAACGACTAAGCAACGCCCACTTACTTTGCTTGTCGGTCATACTAGTTGCTTTCTTCTAGTTCAACCTTTGCTTCTGATATCTTTGCTGCTAGTTTATCTTCAACAAACTTATACACACGCTCAAAAGCCTGGTCTGGAGTTTCTCCATTACGTCTTGAATCAACAACACCAAGATCAAGTCTTAGTGATTGAAAGTTTCCAAGGTTTAGTGTGTACCCAATTGTTACAGATACCTTTGTATCTTCGTTTTCCATTTCATACCCTTCTGTTATATTGATTCGGACCAAATAGGTATAAATCTACCGTCTTCAGTCTTCGTATATGTAAGTATACCATCACCCATTCTACGTGTCAACTCAGCCTTAGTTGGTGTGATATCGTTTGTTATTAAATTATCTTTTCTTGGTCTACCAATATGGTATGTAGCCAGTATATCACGAATCTCTCTTACTTGCGATTCAGAGTAATATGATCTTACTTGCCATCCACGCTCCCCGCCTTTTTGTGATCCTGTTGGGAAAGGAATAATTCCACGCTTCATTAATGACGGCATATACTTTTTGTGTCTATTAACAAGATCAGCAGTTTCTCCTACAGTATAAGCACGTTCTCGTTTAGTTTTAAAATCATTAATTAAACAACTTTCTAATCTATCTTTGTTAATATTGTATATTGACATAATGCCGTTTGATCTGTTATAATGCACAATCCTAACAAGATCTTTATTTAAAAACCAAACTTTTTTATTGCCAGGTATTATAGGAGCGCCATTGTATTCTTCGCTCGTTCTATTTCCTTTTTTAGTAGCCATCGACCTTCCTCCGAATCAGACGGTGGATGAAAAAATCTTCTTGATCCACATATCAAGCAGTATATCTCTAAATGTGAGACTGAGGTATATAGCCTGTCTATCAACATTTTTCGAAAACATTTCTTACAACTTATCATTAAAGAGGTATGCCAACGACCAATATGTTTACGGATACAGATAAGTTTCCAGTTTCATTAAATCGAACTAGGCCCTCCACCCGTGAAGTTCCTACGCTTTTTAAAACTACGGTTACATTTTCTCCAGCATTGGTCTGTCCTATGTTGACTGGAGTAGCAGTTGCTACTGGCTTAAACTTAAACTCTGCTGGAAATACATATTCAAAAGTTTCTTCATCGCCAATATTCTTTGATGAGTTGGTTACAACTACCTTCTCTGTTCCAATAATTCTTGCCTCAGAAGCCTTAACTGATCTTGGTCCATCCCCTGGGATGTCAATCGTTACATACCTTGAAGACGATGGTGATATTTGCTTAGATAACTCATTGACTGCATTAACTATACTGTAAATATAGTTTACGTCTAAAGGTTGTCCTCGTTCTGGTGGTGATATTTGTGCCATAGTTCCTCCTGTATAATTATACCAAACTCAAAGTTCCAGTATAGATAGTATTACTATCTCTTCTTTCTTTGAATATACCGCCTATTTGTACCGCTATTTCTATACTTGTTCCACCCTGACTAATAATAGAATAGTTATTTGAGGTAGCAGTTCCATGATATGTGTACTCTGTTTCATTGTTATATTTTGTAAATATATCATAAGTTGATATGTTAGGTACAGAATCCCAAGCAACTACAATGATTGAGTTAACCCTTTCAATTCTGCCACTGACTGGCTGCAGGCTTTTGCCAATAACCTTATGAATTAAAGACCAGTGTGAATATCTATTTTTATCTTGTGATGCTATTCTGTAACGAATTAGGTATTCGCCATCCTTGCCTGCTGGTGGCAAAGATGATCTTGGAATAATTATTTTCTTAACACCTTGGTCAGCCATTATTAATATTCATCCCAAATCTAAATTCTATATAACTGGTTGTATTTGATTCTTTAATGACAGTTGCAGCATCAATGTTTTTAATTACAGAGTACCCAACCAAACCATATAAAGGATTTATTGATGTAACATTTTCTAACCTAACGGCATCTAGACAAACATAAAAATCATCAGAAATAACATCGTTCTCAACAAACACGGAAGTATAAACCTTTATAGTATTTACAGAGTCCCAGTTAAAACCAGTGCTGCTTTTTCTTAGTTCTTGTAATTGTTTAGTGCTAACAATATATCTGTTAGTTGCAAAATCATAGTCCTCTACAATTGCCTCAAACCTTGCCCACTGACCTTCTCCATAAACATCTGTATCTGAAAACTCAATTAGTATATAAACTTTATCTGGATTAATTGGTGCAACATTGTTTGCATTTTTATTTACAACCGAAAAGGCAAGTCTTATTTCATCCGTAGGGGCATTCTTACTTAAGTTTAATGCTGTTCCAGTTAGTCCTACGTAATTACTTCCAGTGTTTGCCTTAAGTCTTTTTACCCCATCTACCATTTCTGTTGATAGATTTGACATTGATCCGTTTGTAATTACAATATTATTTAAGAATCTACATCTTTCATACCGCTCAACTCTTTCAGGGTTTGTAAAAATTCTATTATTTGCATTTGTAGTAAATGCCATTAGGTCTGACCCATTGTCTTTAATATGTATTTCTCCGCTAGACCCAGTAGAATCTAATGGCTCATATTTTGGTATTAACGCAATTTGATTATTATATTCCCAACCCTCTGACTCAGAAAATGAAAATAATGTTTTGCTATCGTAAGCACCAGCAGTTGGGTTTGCACCTGCAGAATAAACTCCAATTTCAGAAATCTCATATCTTTCTTCTGTTGGAAGTTCTGCCGTAAGTACAACCTTAGCAGTTCCATCTTCGTCCTTTATATACCCTCTAGAGGTAATTGGAACACGGAACATTTCAAAGTCCAATGCTGTCTTATTAGAATAATCTCCAAATGGAACTTCTGGATCTGGGTCTAATGGCTTTGCTCCACAGCCCACGGCAATATATGAGGCATACGCTGGGGACTGACCCACAAGGTATTTGGCAATTATATTTTTTCCATTATTAGTTATCATAGTTATTCCACCTCGTATATTGTATCACTAAGAACAATCCCCTGCTGAAGGATTTGAACCTCTACCTGCTCTTCTTTACCCATATTAATAACGTTGATTATAATGTCTCCAGTTATAGGATCTGTATATACTATTTTACAGTTTGCTATCTGCTTAGTAGGATCAACCTCATCAAGCGTATATCCAGTACCACATTCTGGGATTCTGTCGCTAAGTTTAATTGGGAAATTTTTAAAATATGAATCTGCTGTTTTTTGTAATGCAAGAATATTTTGAGGGTTATATTGGAAAAATATAGAACTTAGGTTTTTAATAGGACTATAAACTACGTTCTCTCCATTAATTAAATCACTTCTAGATATAGTAATAATTTCATGGCCACCTATATCTTCAAATATTAAATCAGTCATTATTTCAATAGGAACAGTGTCAGGAGGAGTAATTATTAAGTCTGGTGTTGCTGGCTTAACCGCCTGTGGTCTAGCAATACTTGGACTGGCTTGTGGAATTGGTGG